AGCATCTGTGAGAATGCTGGCCAACGCGGTCCGCGCTTCACCAATCATGCGATACCTTGACCAACCCAAGGGGTCAGAATCGGGTAAGCCGCAATCATCGGGTCACGCGCTACTCGCACCGCCGAACCGCCGTCAAGTGTCGCAAACTGTGCGATACCATTCGGGGCGGAACGGCGGTGGAATAGTTCCGATCCACATTCAATCTTTGCCCGGAGTAAAACCGTGGCCGGCACAGTTGCAGTACCCACAAACTTGGTGACGAGAACAACTGCCTCATCCCAACATGCTTCGACAAACGTCTCGTCGGAGTCAGGCGCCCCGACGTAAGACTGCAACTGTGCGGCGGTCATGGTTATTAGTCAGCGACCGTGGGGATGATGAGCGTGGGGTACTCGTCTGCAACGGCCGTGTAGGTGCTGAGCGAGTAAGCCGTGCTGAGGTTGACCGCGTTGTCCTGCGAGAGGCGGAGTGCGCCTGACGTGAACTGACGGAGAGCCAGCGACGAAACGAATGCATCCTCGGTTCCGTTGGCGGCGAGTTGCGCGTCAACAATGATGGGGATGCCTGCGATGGTTCCGCGAAGTCCGCCGGGGTTAGCCGATCCGAATGCGCCGACGTTCTCGTTCGAGAACGAGATAACCGGGGTTCCGTCAAGAGCCAAGAGAGCCTTGAACGTTGCCTTGCCAACGACGAGAGCGTCGATGACTGCACCCTGTGGCTGGAAGTACGTTGCAGCTGCGTCGGCAAGTGCGCCGGCCCATCCGTCGTAGGTTTCAGCCGAACGAGTAACGATGCGACCTGCGCCAGCCTGAGCCGAAACAGTCTGCGTGTATTTGTTGCGGAGTTCCGCAGCCAACTTGTTTCCGAGGGCGATTGCCTGTCCACGGAGAACCGAGTCGAGGTAAGGAACGGTGGAACGTTCGATGGCCTGACGAGTCAGTTCCGAGTAGTTACCAATCGTCTTGATGTCAACCGACTTGGTTTCGAGGTTGAGCTGGTAGTAGCCCAAGTCTTCACCTTCGGGGTCCTGTTCTGCAGTTCCGTCGGTGATTGCGTCAACCTGTGCGAACGTGATTGCCATTCCGGTTGCCGGGGTGACACCGCGACCAAAAACTGCACCGAGAGGGTTTGCGCCCTCAACGAGACGGATCAAGTTGAAGTCGATGGGCGTGACAACCGAGTCAGCCGTGGTTGCACCTTCGTAGGCACGTTCCATGACCTTGGCGGCGTTTTCGTCACCGTCAACGATGGCCTTCAAGAATGCGCCAGCGCTGCGGTAAGTCGGGGCGGCTGCCTCGACCTTGGTGATGCTGGCGATTTCTCGTTCCAGCATTTCAATGGATTCGCGAACCTCGGCGAGGTCGGAACCCTCTGGAGTGATGTTCTCCATTGTTTCCTCCTTGGGGGAAGCCGAGTCCGGGATTTCCGGGTCGGAATTTTCGTCTCGTACTTCGGTGACAACTGCATCCGAGTACCATGGCGTACTTACGAGACTTACTTCGCGCACGAATGCGTCGGTGACAATGCGGTTGCGGTTCTCGTCGGTCTTGGAGTCGCGCAGAACGAAGCCGACGCTGAATCGGTTGATGACGTTGTCGTCGAGGAGTGTGATTGCGTCGAGACCGCGTTGCGTTTCGCTGATGACCGCACGAATCTCAAAACCAGCCTCGGTGTGACGGCCCTCAATGATTTTGCCGATTGGTTCCTTCTGATCGTGCTGCCACATCAGTTTCGCTTCAGGGTCCAGAGTGACCGAGTCGCGCGCAAACATTTCACCGTTCTCCAACGTGTCGTAAGGTACGGCGATGCCAGCAACCTCACGCTTGTCTTTGTCGGTGACGCGAAATTCCATTTCACGGGTTTCAATTGACTGCACTAAAATCTCCTCCAAGAGTCGGCATGTCCTCGATGGCGCGAACCTCGTCGATTGTCATCCACCCGGAAGCGATGGCAATCTGGTGCGCTTGGTAACGTGTAAGAGTGTCGGAACGCAGCAACGAGTCAACATTGATTTTGACCATGGTTCCGCGTGTCATCAGGTGGCTTAGTGCCGATTCGATTTCAACGATGTATTGCGAAAGCGTGTAGCGAACAAATCCCATTTGTTCTTGTTCCATGTTCGAGTACGTCATTGAGTTGCCGTCAACCGAAGCGAGAAGCATGTTTGCCGGGACACCGAACAACCGGGCAATTTGTTGCACGTTGAATGCCTGTGCCTCAAGAAACATCGCGTCGCGTGGGTTCAGGTACATAGGCTGATACGTCAAACCGTTACCGAGAACGGCCACACCGTTCTTAGCACCTGCAGTCAGGTTCCATGCGTCTTTCGCAGCTGCGGCCTGATCGGGAGAAAGCATCTGGTCAGACTTCAGAACCCCATTCGGAATACCAGAGTCCGTGAACCACACCGAAGCGTAATCGCGAGTATCGCGCGCGTTAAGAAGTTCTTTCTGCGCGGCCTGAATGGGTCCGAGACCGTAAACGTTGCCCGGTACTCGCATGAGAGCCAACTGCTGAATATCGCGAAGTTCGTAACGTGTAATGCCACGGTAAACGTAGTAGAGCGCCGTGCCGTAGTCATCCGTCTGGATCATCATCTCGAATGGGTTCAGAACTTCAAGGTTGATGGTTTCGCCGCGACCGTTGCGACCAATGAGCCAGTAGGCGTTTCCTGCGAGCGCCAGCGAGTTGATGGTCTGTTCCATCCACACTTCGCGTGTGACCTTGATGTCCGGTTGGCGAATAACTAATGGGGTGGGGGTCACTTCGGCGTCGTCACGGTATACGTGAATGCCCAACTGCTTCATCGCCGTAGCGATGATAGACACGGAGCGGTAGACGGAAGCCAACGAGAGAGCGTCGTTGGTTGTGACCCCCGAAGTCGCCGAACGCGGCGGTGGGATAATTCCCGAACTGCGTTCCTCGAATCCGGGCACAAACGAATCCGCGATATCAAAACCGCGCGTTGGATTTAGAAAGTCTAAGAATCCCATTGCCTAAATACTACATCTAGTGTCTGATGTTAGTCAAGAACACTATATCTAGTGTTGGGCGTGTCGTGGAGATGCCCGGAATCGAACCGGAGTCCGCCGCCGTTCCCTTACAGGTCTTACAGCGTCGAGAAGCCTTTCATCCCCCTATTGACATGAATCGCATTGCAACAGATCCATAGGGTCTTGCGGTACCGCGTAGCCGTTTACGTTTTCATTTTCCATAAGAGAATCAGAATACCTGCAACGGTTGCTCGCGTAAAGTATCCGCGCCGAACGTCGCCAACAAAGTTGCCATAACCGCATCGATTTCAACAGCCGAGTCGCGCCGCGATACCCGGAACCCCTCACCCACCATTTTGCGAACCGTGCGCGGAATCTGAATAGACAGCAAAGGGTCGCCACCATGCTGGAGAGTCTTTCGGGCCAGACGCGCATAGAACATCGACGAGGCGTTGACAACGTCGCCCAGCGTCGCGGTCTCTGCCGGGTAGCCACGCACTTTCAGTTCTTTGTATAGATCGCGTAGCGTGTAACCGTCGACAATGATTGCCCTGGGCGAATGGGACATGAGTTGACCGCAAATGAAAATAAGTTGTTCGAGTGACGGTTTGTTTATGCTGGCCACAAGTTCCGTGTAAATCACATCGTCCACTTTGACGGCGACCGCGATGGATGCGTGTTCCCAGTCTGGTGTTCGGTCGACCGCAAACACAAACTCTCCCTGCGGCAGCTGCGCGCCAAACGGTCGCTCACACTTCTGCCATAGTTCCGCCGGGATGAACGTCTTACTGCCAGACTGAATAAACCTGTTCAGACGGTAACGGATGATGTCGTCTTTCGGCAGCGCGCGCACATCAGACAACAACAGTTTTGGATCTATACGGCCAGCCTGTAACGCAGGGTTTGCCTCCATGAGCAAACCAATCAGCTCGTCATCATCGTCGGGGACTACTGATTCCGAGGCCTCCCAAATCCACGCCCCAAAACGGTCAAGGTCTCCGGCAATGGCTTTGTCGGCGTTTGCGTAGAGTCGGTTGAGTAAAGCAGAGTTCTCATCTCCTGCAGTAGTGATGCCCACGAGCAAAGTGTCCGGCCTAGCACCTGTTCCCGATGCGAGAGCATCCCAAGTTCGCTGGTCGACAAGATGGACTTCATCCACAATTCCAACAGACACAGGGATACCTTGAAGCGTATTCGCGTTAGAAGCTTTGATTTCATATCGACTCCCATCCAATGTTTTGATACCACGCGTCTCCGTCAACTTTGACATGCGACGTTCGAGTGCCGGGTTCGACGCAATCACACGTTGCACTCGGTCATAAACCAGTCGAGCCTGTTCAGCCGTCGAGGCGACACCGACGTTGTACGAACCGACCTTGCGCAAGAGTGCCCAAATACCTAAGGCCCCGACGATTTCCGATTTGCCGTTCTGACGGCCCATCGAGATAACACATGATCTCCAGCGCAGCTCACCGGTCGGCAGCAACTCGGTTGCCCTGCGCATCAGTTCGACCTGCCACGAGTCAAACTTGAATCCGGGTGTGGCGACAGACCAAGCCATCTCAATCACAGGCAACAGTCGGTCGATGCTCGACTCGAACGCATCCGACAACGGTGGCGTGTATCGAGTCGGCGCAAACTTCATCGGGTCAGTAACGCTTCAAGCGCATCGACAGGTGCACCATCCGGGGCAGAGTTCCGCAACATGCGCAAGCCCTGCAAATACGACGACGACTTCGCCGCCGTGTATTCGTCATCGAGCGATTTCGCCGTTGCCAAACAGAGAGCAACAATCGCAGCGTGTTCCGCCCCGATCCAACTGAGCGAATCAAGTGTCATTTCGAGGGCCTTGCTATTTGATGTTGGCATATCGCGCCATGATGCGTTAGTCATGCTTTTCCTTGTCTTTGATTTGCGCCCAAATGCCAAACCTTTTAAGTTCGGGGATGCCCGGCAGAGGGCGGCACGGGATGTGAAGAT